TGTACTAAAGGATACACAGGCGCAGATCAAAAAGCATATCGGTACATGTGGAATAAAATAGATTTTGATGCCACTGGCCTTTGTGGTGGCAAGGGAGCCGATGGTTGCTTTAGTGGTGCTTGTGGTGGGACTTATTTCCATCACATGGAAAACTGGTCTCTTTCTACCATAAAATCTTCAGACACACAAGACAATTCTTGGGCCATCAATCTGAATGAGCGAGGCATAACCAATTCTTATCTTCCACCGGGATGGGTTCCTGATTGTATTCCCACAGGATTTAATTATAGGCCGATTGGAGCTAAAGGAATAGATGCTGGTTCTTGTGGTGACATTTATCATATTGTGAAACTATGTAAACACACAGAAGGCAATAATTATTTCTACTACTTTACCGCAGAAAATGTCGTAGATGGTTGCTGCGATATACCTTAATGATTTAAACAAGAATAGAAACAAACATGACCAAACAAATTACAACCTTTGGATCAAATCTTTCTCAACAAGCTTTATTTGTTGGAAATTCCAAATCCGTTTACACTTGTTCAAATAGCACAATTACTAGAGGTATCTGTGGGGCACCCGGAACATTGGATGAATGTTTCAATACATTCCCTAGTGTAAAAAAAATTGGTGAAAACATAGGATTCATAAAAGGTATTTGTGCTGGATCATGTGGAGCGCCATCTTATGTTTATGATTTATTTACTGGATCTGCAGTTCCTTCTCAGAGTGTAGAACAAACAACAAATCCAGTTGACATTTATTTTGATAATGCTTCTGGTGAATGTCAAAAAATAAATGCTCAATTGGGCCCAGATTGGCTTGGATGTCTTTGGGGGACTCCATCAGCATCATTTAGTTGCACTTGTCCAAAAATTGGTCCATTTTTTCATGCTTATTTAAAATTAAGATTAAATGTGGCTACATTTTGGAATACCCCCAAAAACACACCAGTCAAACGTGCTGAATTTTTAGATTCATTGAAATACAGCACCAAGGTAAATATAACGGTTCCGGGTGATTTTAAATTAAAAATAGGACAATTAGTTAATATAAAGGTAGATAATTCAAGTGGCTTTCCTTATAACAGTATCCCATCAATTTTAACAGGTTCTTATTATATAATTGGTGTAAAACATGTTGTTAGTAATTCTGGAACCCACGAAACTGCTTTAGCCTTGACTGCTTTGGTTCCATAATTACCGTAATTTGCTCTGTCTAAATATTTGGTATGCTTGCAAAAGATTTTTCAATACTTTTAGAGCCAGTTACCACATCTGCCACCAAAAAAGATATAAGTTTGGTGAGTGGTTATAATGCCTATGCACAGTACATAGAAAATATAATGAAAACCCAAAAAGGTGAACTGGTGACTGACATGAATTTTGGTACGGATTATTTTACTTACATATTTGGAACAAACGATCCGGGTGTTTTAGAAACAAATCTTTCAGCATACATTGCTGCAGCCATCCCAAAAATCACAGAAGTCAAAGTAAATCTGATGAGACAAACAAATACTACGATGGAGTTTCAAGTATTCTTTTCCTTCTATGATGGCATAAAAACACAAAGAAACATATCTTGTTTCGTAGAGGTCCCACTTTAATGACTTATAACCTAAAAAATCTCAATGTCGCTTCTTTGGATTTTGATGATATCAAAAATTCTCTCACCACTTTTTTGGAAAAACAAAGTGATTTGAAGGATCTTGATTTTCGAAACGAAGCCAGCGCAGTCAATCTTTTAATCAATATTTTGTCAACGGTAACTGCATACAATGGCGTTTATGCTCAATATGGATTTATTAATTCTTTTGCCACAACTGCAACAGTCTTGGAGTCTTTGCTTGGAATCGCATCTAATAATGGGGTATTGTTAGTTCCAACTCTTTCCGCCAAGACAAACAGAACAATCACCACAACGACTGCTCTTCCCGAGTACAGCACCTTTAATGGAAAGGGAACAAATGGATCTGATTTGTTTTTCTTTAACATAGAGGGAATAACTGCAAATACTTCTAAATCAATTGATTTGTATTCGGGTTTTGATGTCATAAGTTATACAAATTATGACTATGATACCCAGTCTTGTGAAATTCCATACACAATAAACCCAGAAACAGTAAATTTTTATGAAACCGATGTTATCACGGAAGTAGAAACTAAGTGGACTAGAGTTGAAAAAACATCAACTACAAAAACTTCAAATAACACCCATTTTACAATTATAAATGGTCCAAGGGGCTACATCGTTACAAACAATTTTTCATCTGCACGCCAGTTGACTACATCAAGTAAAATAGTCGTCAGAGGAATTTTAAGCAACGGTTCTGCTGGAAATAATGGAGTTATTACACCAAGAGCCAACACTATCTTTGGAACTTCAGGTGATCCATCGGGTGGATATGATGAAATTAGCGTAGCCCGTGCCAAATCCTCTCTTTTGTTCAAAGCAACAGGCCAAGAAAGATGTGTTACCATCCGTGATTATAAAAATGCAATTTTAAGTTCTGGAATACCCGGAACATCCGATGAATCTTTAATTAGTGTTTCAAACGGATTGCTTGCTGGTCAGGTAAAGGTGTTTGTCACCAATCTTGGAATTACTGAACAAGCACAATTAGTAAGTTATCTTTCATCATTGGCTCCAGTAGGTATTACCGTAATTTATCAACAATGATTCTATTTTTTAATAATCAACCTGTTACCGAATCTGTAAAGATTCAAAAATTGCTTCAAAGAGCACAAGAACTTTACGGTTCTGATTATTTTGATCTGCAAAATCAAAACTGGTTTGGAGACAATCTTACAGTTCAAGCATTATTTCCAACGTGGATAATGCGCGCATATGAAGAAAATCCATCTAATGTTTTGGTCATCCCAATTATTAAAAACTATTTTAGATGGCTGCTTTCCTTGGAATATGGATATGGCGCACAATTAAATTGGGAAACGTTGCGGAGTTCTTTATTTACCAATTCAATTTTTTTGGAAGCCTATGCTGATTTTTATTTCCCCGGAGCAGATTTTTCTCAAGAACCCTTGAAATCAATTCTTCCCAATTTGCGTAAATTTTTGATAAAAATAGATCCGGATTACAGCAATCAAAAAGGAACACCACAAGGAATAAAGTATTTGATTTGTAATTTGTTAGGTATTGATTGGGACGGTCTTGAAGTGTATACAGCCAATTCTTGCGTAATTCAGGTTAACGTGTCTTCACAATATCAAGATATAATTAAAAATTATAAAGCATTTTTGGACCAACATGTATTTCCTGCAGGTATGAGTGTAATTTATGGAGTGAAGTGATATGTTTAAAAAAATGGTGATGTTTGCTGCTGCGCTGGCTTCTCGGGGAATATCTTCTAAAAAAATTGATGAACAGACCAAACAGTTGAGAGTTTTGTCTTGTTTTGGACATGCAGATATTTCACCATGCCCACACTTATTTTTGAGCAAAAACAAGAAAAACCATTACTGTGGGAAATGTGGTTGTGGAGACAGCAAACGAACTTGGCTGATAAAGGATTCCAACGAATACTCTAAACTGGACTATCCGAGACTGGAATGTCCGATGAAGATGCCAGGATTCACGAACTACGATCCAAATTTTTATACAGATGAAATAAGAGATAGAAAAAAGAAAATAGAGGATTTTGATCCCCAAAGCCTCGCTTTGATTCAAATAACCATAGGCACAAACCCACTTCAAGAGAAAATTGCTGAGGAAATAAACAATCTTATTGAAGATTCATAAATATTTTTAACATGCCTATTACGTCTCGCCAAGAATTCATCGATTACACCTTAAGATCCTTGGGTGCCCCAGTAATCCAAATAAATGTCGATCCACAACAAGTTGAGGATCGCTTGGATGAGGCTCTGAAATACATGGAAGAAAGGCACTTTGATTTCAACCAAAGAGCTCTGTTTGCTTATCAAATGCAACCCCAAGACATTGCTCGGAATTATTTTGACACCAGCACATTTGGTCCTGCATTGGGTGCTCAAATAAGAACTGATAGTAGTGGCGTGACTTCTTATTATCCAACAGGTCAAGATATTGTTTCTGTAACCAAAGTTTACGCTGCCGACAACCAAGTCGGTGACTATATGTTTGACCTTCGTTATCAGATGACCTTATTTGACTTCTTTGGTCTTTATTTCAATCAGTCTGGTTATCCATCTGCTCCCATGGCCGCATACATGGAAGCAATGTCTTATGTAAAACTAATCAATGATGTCTTTAATTATCCAATGTCTTATACCTTTACAAAGACAACACAAAGACTGTTTTTGGATACAGATTACAGCAATTTGAATGGAAAAAACTATCTTCTTATTGAGGCATATGTAAAAATAGATTCTGACAAATTTGATAGGGTTTGGGAAGACAGAATATTTAAAAAGTATTTTGCAGCATTGCTTAAGAGGCAGTGGGCACAAAACTTAATGAAGTTTGCTGGAGTCCCACTTCCGGGTGGTGCTCAATTAAATGCCCCTGCAATAATGCAGGAAGCAATGAAAGAAATTGCAGAAGTCGAAGCCGAATTGCTGAAGGTATATGAACTACCAGTAGATCCATTGATCGGTTAATACATGGCAATAAACCCTTATATCAATCTTACATCATACACCTCAGAACAAAATCTTGTTGAGGATATCACTGTAGAATTGATTCAAGGGGTTGGACAAGATTGTCTTTATGTTCCAAGAAAAGCACTAAACATAGATCGTTTGTTTGGTGAAGATCCTACATCTTTTTTTGAAAAAGCATATACTCTTGAAATGTATATTCAATCATACAAAGGATTTGAGGGGACCGATGTAATAACTCAATTTGGAATTGAAATCAAGGATAAAATTTCCTTGCTTATGGCCAGAAGACGATTCCGAGAACAAGTTACTGTTGCAGACCCAACCATCACTCGTCCACGCGAAGGAGACTTGATATACTTTCCTCTGTCAAAGTCATTATTCGAAATTAACTTCGTAGAACACGAAAACCCCCTATACCCGTTAGGTCGCTTGTATTCATACCAGATAACGGCAGAACTCTTCACATACAGTTACGAAAAGATTACAACTCCAAGTCCTGCCGTAAATTCACCTTACACATCTACATTTGGATTCTCCGGTAGCACTATGATTCCTTTGAATAACATTCTTGGAACAACGGCTGGTATTAATGACATTTTGGATGAAGAGGCTGCAATTTACGAATTTGACTCAAATAACCCAGCAAGCAATTGCGACTCATAAAGGTAAACAATGTTTGGATATTATTACAACAAAAGTCTCAGAAAACTGGTGGTTGGATTCGGAACATTGTTCAACAACATTTATGTTTCGCATGACAATGAAACTGGTCCAAATACTACATTAAGAGTTCCAATTACATATGCTTCTCAAGAAAAATTTATTCAACGCCTTTTAAATCCCTCATCTATCACAGATGGAACCAGGATAGAAAATCAATTACCAAGAATAAGTTATCATGTAAACAGCATTGTACCAGATCCATCAAGACGGCGTGCTCGTTTTTCTTCAGCTATTGCTTTATCTCCAAGTGGTGCTGGTTGCAACAATACTGGAACCCAAATAGCAAATGAACAACCAGTAAATGTCGGAATAAATCTTTTTGCATATACAAGACATATCGATGATATGCTGCAAATAGTGGAGCAAATTATTCCTTTTTTTGTGCCAGACCACATCATCAAAATTTCTTTGACTGATTCGGGTGATCCAATAAACATTCCGATTGTGATGGTATCCAATAACCTGACTGATAAATATGAAGGAGATTTTAACAGCAGAAGATTGCATATAGCATCTTTTAATTTTGTTGCAAAATCTTACATCTTTGGCGGTGTCTCAAATGTCACCACAATTAATCAGGTTGCCGAAAGCGTTGATTTTACATTAGATTAAACATGAATATTAATAAAAATTTGGCAAAACTTTTCAATGTCCCCGAAGGACAAAATAGTTCTTTGGATAAACCACCTCAATCTGGTGGAACTTTTGATACTGCCAATTTTCAAAAAGATTATGCATTGGTACAAGATAATTTGAAGTCACTTATCGGTAGTGGAAATGTTGCCTTGGAAAGTGCTTTGAAAGTAGCCACTGAATCAGATAGCCCAAGAGCATTTGAAGTTGTTGCCATTCTGTTGAAGACAATGGCTGATCTAAACAACAATGTGCTGGATGTCCATAAAAAAGCAAAGGACACAACTGGTACGAAGGTTGAAGTCAAGCAGACAAACAATTCTGTCTTTGTTGGGTCTACCAAAGATCTGCAAAATTTGATAAACAAGGAAAGAAGTACAGATAAAGATATAGTTGAGGCAGAGGCTGTGAATGAACCGAAACAACAATAATCAGGGATATAGAAACAATTCAAAACTCAAACTCCCCGGTGTGGAAATGCAATACACCAAAGAGGAGTTTGAGGAATATGTGAAATGTGCAAACGATCCTGTTTACTTTTGTGAAAAATACATAAAAGTAAAAACTTTGGATAAAGGTGTTGTTCCATTTAAACTTTATCCATATCAGAAAAAATTTATAAACGAATTGCATAAAAATCGATTCGTAATATCCAAGTGGCCTCGCCAGTGCGGTAAGTCTACATGTGTGACCAGTTATATTTGCCACTATGTCACTTTCAACCAAAGCGTAAACGTTGCAATTCTAGCAAACCGTTTGAAGACGGCAAAGGAAGAATTGTTTTCCAAACTTCAACTTGCTTATGAAAATTTACCACATTTCCTGCAACAAGGAGTCGTAGAATGGAATAAGACGAGTTTTAAATTGGAAAACGGCTCCAGGGTCATGTGCGACGCTACATCGTCTACAGCGATCCGTGGCGGCTCATATAACTTGCTCCTGTTGGACGAGTACGCCTTCTTGCCAAGCCATGTAGCAGAAGAATTCTATACATCTACATACCCAACCATTTCGGCTGGTACTACGACCAAACTTATCATTGTTTCCACACCAAATGGAATGAATCATTTTCATAAACTTTGGGTTGATGCAAACAGAAACCAAGGGCACAAGTTAAAAAACATGTTCGTTCCAGTTGAGGTGAGTTGGCGTGAAACTCCCATCAGCCCCGGAAGCCCCAAATTAAGAGATGATGAATGGGCCACTGAGCAAATTGCAAACACAAGCCCAGAACAGTTTGAGCAGGAATATGGCTGTAGTTTTTTGGGTTCATCTAATACTCTTATATCAACTTCAAAATTAAATGTATTGGCTCCAGAAGAGTATTTGGAAGAAGATAAAGAAGGATTAAGAGTATTTGGAAAACCCGATAAAGACAAAATTTACTTTTTGCAGGCTGACGTTTCTAGGGGGCAAGGATCAGATTTTTCTGCCTTTACGATGATTGACGGCACATCATCTCCATATAAAGTTGTTGCAACTTTTAGAAACAATACAATCAGTCCATTTAATTTCCCCACTATTATCAAAAAAATATGTGAACAATACAATAACGCATACGCTTTGATCGAAACAAATGACATTGGTGGTCAAGTTTCTTCGATTCTTTACAATGATTTGGGTTATGAAAATGTCCTCATGACAAGAATGATGGGTCGAAAAGGACAAATTTTGTCGCAAGGATTTGCATCATCTGGAAGAAGTGAAATGGGTCTGAGAACCACAACACAGACCAAAAAATTAGGCTGCGCTATTTTAAAAAGATTAATAGAAGAAGATAAAATTTTACTAAACGATGAAAGAATAATTTCTGAACTGTTCACATTTGTCTCAAAGGCAAATACTTACAAGGCAGAAGAAGGTCATAATGATGACTTGGTGATGTCCTTGGTGTTCTTTGCTTGGCTTTCAAGACAAGAATATTATGCTGATCTAATTGAAAGCGCAAAATTTAATTATGAGGATGCGCAGAAGCCGGAAGATGACAATGTGCTTTTTATGATGGATAACAAAGATGAACTTGATGACAAAGAGCCATTTTCTCAAGGAGGGGTTGTTTGGTATCCCACATAAAAATTCTAAATATTTTAGATAAAAAGGGATATCATGCCATCACTCAGTTCATTTATTAGCTCAAACCAATATAACAGAGAAATAATTTCAGTTCCATTTATTGGGGCAATGCGTACTGGAACGGGCTACAGAGCACCACAATTCGACACAGATGGTGTGTGTTTTGATCCGGGCGGTTTGTTTGGTTGGTTAATTTATGCAAGAACTTCATTTTCTCCTGCAAAAGGAAACACTGGCGACCTATACATTGCCTATACCAATCCATCAGATTTAGTTCAAGATTTGAATAGATTGGATGGTGTGACAAATGCTTTGTTGTATCCAAATTTATCAGGTGGGACATGGTCGTTCTTCAAGTCGGCATCTTCGACTACAGTAAATCCCACAACCATCGGCAATCAATTTTTGAATGCAATAAGTTATTTGGCATACGGTGGTACATTGGTTATCGCAGGACAAGTTGCTGGATTTAACAAATATCTTCAAGATAATCCAACTTCTGCATTTGATGTCGCTGTAGATCCCGTACTAGATCCAGACATGATTTCTTGGGTTACTACTCAAGAATACATTACAGGAATATTTCCATCTCGTCCAGACTCAACTGGTGTAAGTGGTGCTGGATACACGATGGCAAATTTTGCTGCAACAATTGGTTCTCTCGCAAATGGCATGACACAAGGAATCAAATACTTTAATGTTTTAGGTTTGATTACCAGAAACATCGATGTACCATTGCTTCAAGCAAATTCAGAAATTACTTACACAATTCCATCAACTTCAGATGTTGCAGGATTCTTTGCAAGAGCAAAAAATAGAAATGAATTGTATTTGACCGTTGCTGGTTTAGATCGTTCTACTATATTGAATGGAGATGTAATCAATCCCATAAATTGGTCTGATACTCTTAAGAACACTCTAAGATCTAACAAGGTCAATTTCTTTGTAAATGCAAATGAAAAATTCTTGGGTGCAGACTTGGTTGGTGCAACGGCTGCAGCCAATGGCATTGTAACAGTAGACGACCGAATTGGTCCAGCAAAATTGAAACTTGCTATCATGCAAGCAATCAACAATGTTGCTTTCAAATATGTCTTTGACATTAATAATGCAACCACAAGAGATCAAGTTACAAGCGAAATTCAAACTGCTATTGATCCATTCAATCCTTATCTGGATACATCAAAGACGGAAATTGTGTGCAATGGAACAAACAACGAAGACAATTCCAGCACACTCAAGATTGATGTTGTTGCTAAACCAATAATAGGCACTGAATCTTTCTTGCTTGAATTTAGTTACACACAATAATGGCAAATACGATTTCAGATTTCAAAACAAACTTTAATGGTGGGACAAGACCCAACCGTTTTACTGTTTTACCTCAATGGCCTGCTGGAATCGCTCCACCCCTTACAGATGCCCGGTTTAAAATTGTTTCTGCATCTTTGCCATCCGTGACGGTCAACACGATTAGCGTCCCATATAGAGGGAGAATGGTAAATTTTGCAGGAGATCGGCAATACAGTCCATGGGTCATCGGAGTTTACGACGATGGTAATTCCCAAAATCTTTGGCGTGCATTTCAAACTTGGAAAGAGAGATTGGATGGACACTGGACACACGAAGTTCATCAAAATGATTATTCATATAAAAACTTGCAAACTACATGGCAAATAGATCATTTAGATGTAAATAATAATCAAGTTTTAAGAAGAATTTGGTTGTACAAATGTTGGCCAAGCGTTGTTGGTGAAATTGCTTTAGATATGGGTCAACAAGAATTTGTTTCTTTTTCCGTCACATTGACATATGACAACATAAAAATTCAAGGAATGTAACATATGTTAAATGAATTCAAGACAAACTTCTTCGGTGGAACCAGATCAAACAGATTTTTGATAACTGGCAATATTCCTTTTGCAAATCAAACTTTTACGCCATATCACGTAAGAGCAACCATTCTTCCACAAGTAATGTCAACAACAATGACATATGATTTTTTTGGAAGAAAGTTTCACTATCCCGGTGAAAAACAATACTCAACTTGGGTTTTTACGGTTCTTGATGATACTGGTGACAAAAATCTTTGGCATGCATTCCAAACTTGGCAAAATCGAATAAACAATAACGAAACAAACGTATCTTCGTTAATCAATCAAGCAACAACTTACAAGGCCAACAACTGGACTGTCAATCATCTTGACATGAACGATGAAAATGTTTTGAAGACCTTTATTCTATATGGCTGCTGGCCAACACAAGTTGGCCAATTAAGCCTAAATATGAGTGCCCCCAATTCATTTGCATCATTCCAAGTAATGATTGTATTTGATCAAATGGAAATTCAGAGTTACGGTCAGAGAATAACAAATAGGTGATAAATCATGGAATTAGAATTATTTGGATTTGAATTCGGCAAGAAAAGAACCCCAAAGCAGGAGAGAGAAGAAAAAACACTTCAATCTTTCACTGCTCCTGAAATCTACGATGGAACCGTAACTGTAGAGGCTGGGGGTTTCTTTGGGACTGCGCTTGATTACGCGGCTTCTATGCGCGACGAGAGCGCATCAGTTGTTCAATACCGAAACATGTCCATCTATCCCGAAGTTGACAATGCAATTGATGAAATCGTAAATGCATCAATCGTTTTGGGAACAGACAGAAGACCTGTCAAACTTGATTTGGCCAATCTTCCGGTATCAGATGTTATCAAGAATAAAATTTACAGAGAATTTGACAGAATTCTGCATTTGTTGGACTTTAACAACAAATCATATGAAATATTTCGTCGTTGGTACATCGACTCAAAAATTTATTACAACTTGGTAATCGACAAGGAAAGACCAACAGACGGAATTAAAGAAATTATTCCTGTTGATCCTTTGAAAATCAAAAAGATTCGCAAAGTAAAGAAAGAGATGGAACGTGTTGAAGGACAGTCCATTTCCTTGATCAAGGATATCGAAGAATATTACCTTTACACAAATACGGACAAAGAATCATACATGTTGACTGGCCCCGGTGGTCTTCAGCTTTCCTTGGACAGTATCGTCTATGTTCCTTCAGGGATTGTAGATCTCAACACAAAACGGGTTCTTGGTTATCTTCACAAGGCAATACGACCCCTGAACATGTTGAGACAACTAGAAGATGCTCTTCTAGTTTACCGCATTGCCCGCGCACCAGAACGCCGAGTGTTCTATGTTGACGTAGGACAATTACCAAAGCAAAAGGCCGAACAGTACATGCGCGACATGATGAGCCGTTTCCGCAACCGTGTAATCTATAACCAAGCAACTGGCGAAGTTCGTGACGAAAGAAACCATCTTTCCGTGCTTGAGGATTACTGGCTTCCCCGTCGTGAAGGTTCAAGAGGGACCGAAATTTCGACTCTTCCGGGTGGACAAGCCATGTCCCAGATAGACGACGTTGATTATTTCAAGAAGAAATTATACAACTCTCTGAATGTTCCAATCAGCAGACTTACTTCTGAATCTACTGGATTCAACATGGGCAGATCTGTTGAGATCACCAGAGAAGAAGTAAAGTTCTACAAGTTCATAGACAGAATTCGTCACCACTTTACCAAGTTATTTTCTGACATGCTTCGCGTTCAATTGCTTCTAAAAGGCGTTATTACAGATGACGATTGGCGTGAACTGAAGGGCGATGTCAATTATATCTTCAATACAGACAATTATTTCTGGGATCTAAAAGAAGCAGAAATTTTGGCCGAAAGATTAAAAATGATCTCGTTTGTCGATCCTTATGTCGGCAAATACTTCTCATCTGAGTACATTCGCAAGAATATTCTTCGTCAAACTGAAGAAGAAATGAAAGTCATGGACAAAGCCATGGAAATTGATCGTCAGAGAATGCAGCAAGAACAATTGGCAATGATGGCTCAACAACAGGCACAAATGGGGCAAGAAGAACCGCCAGCAGAAGGATAATCATGAATATCGCAAAAACACTTCTAAAAAACGGCATCAAGGAAATGATTTCCGAGAATGAAGAATACTTCAAGCAAAACATCGAACAGGCTTTGGCAGTCAAGTTGAATGATTCTATTGCCTCAGTAAGAGAAGAGGTGTCAAATCGTCTTTTTGAGAAAACAGAGACAACTGACGCAACACCTGAACTAAATGCTTTTTTGCATTTTATGGAAAATTTTGAAACGGGAAAAATAATTTTAAAAGATCAATCTCTTATAAATATTACTGAAAATGAAAAGGAATTGATCAAAAGTTTGTTTGAGTCATTGAATCCAGAAAATAGAAAGCGAATGACCAAGGAAATTTTTGAAAACAGTGCATCTGTAAGACAACACATTGAATTCGCCAAACAAACCAGGAACTTATTATGAAAAATGAAATCAGAGAGTTAGTAAAAAACGCCATTCAAGAAAATGCTGTATCTTTCAAGGAGAACACATCAAAGGTTCTCTATGCAAAGATCGGAAGCAAACTTGAAGAGCAATACAAGACCGTTGCCAAAAACATCCTAGGAACAAACAATGAAACTGATAACGGAACTAACTGAAGACATCAAGTACATCAAGGAAAACATCGGCAACGGTGAAAAGACATATTTCATCGAAGGTGTTTTCATGCAATCTGATGTAAAGAACCGCAACGGCAGAGTCTATCCAAGCGGCATACTCAAGAAGGAATGTGGTCGTTATATTACAGAGTATGTTGAAAAGGGCCGTGCAATGGGAGAATTGAATCACCCCACAGGCCCAACAGTCAACCTTGACCGTGTTTCTCACATGATCAAAACCCTTCACGAAGACGGCAAAAATGTCTACGGAAAGGCAAAGGTTCTTGACACTCCAATGGGAAGAATTGTAAAGAACCTAATTGATGAGGGTGCTCAACTCGGTGTATCCACCCGTGGAATGGGCTCTCTTCGTCCCAAGAATGGATATCAAGAAGTCCAAGAAGACTTCATGTTAGCCGCTATTGATATTGTAGCAGATCCTTCAGCTCCAAATGCTTTCGTCAATGGAATCATGGAAGGTAAAGAATGGGTATTTGAAAACGGAATGTGGACCGAAAGAGATCGTGAACAATCCGTTAAACTCATCAAAAATTCCTCCAAAAGAGATCTACAAGAAAACATTGTAAAGGTTTTCAACAACTATTTCAAGAAATTATCATGATCATCCGAGTTCCCGACGATACCAAAAATTACATGACCGAGTTGCTTGAATCAAAAATTCAAAGCAACAAAGATGAGTGTCTTTTTGAGAACATTCGGGAATATCGCCAAAAGTATATTCATGAAAAAACTATTTCTTATCCAGAAAAATTTAAGGAAGATGATGAATATGTTGATCAAATGACTAGTTTTGGAAATTTAAAAACTGATGGAATCAGTTCTAAAAACCCAACTTCTAATTTTGGAATTGGTGGTGGAACCAGATATACAAAAGTTAAACAAAATCAATATAATCAAGAAAAAGGATTGTCACCAAAAAATATGTCTAAAATACTATTTGGTGATAGTGAAGACGCGCTTATTTATGGTCCTTTGGCATATGGTGGTGGTGTGTTGGCAAGTTGGCTTGGAAAAATGGCTGGTGGAAAAATGGGTGGGCAATTGGGGGCAATGGCTCAACAATTGGGTGGACAAATTGAGGATATTACAGGAAAATCTTGGTTTGATGCACAAGTTGCAAATATTGGTCACAGTCAAATGAAATTGGCTGCACAGGGAGCAGGATCTCCTTGGACTCCATTTGTAATACCCGGAAAGAAAAAAATCGACAGAAGAAGTAAAGAAGAAATTGAAAATGAAGAACTCGGTAAAAAAATTAGAACTACCGAACTTCAACAAAGAGCAAAAAAATTAAATATTACATAACATTGAATATTTTTAGAGTATAAATAATTTTACACTTAAGGATCCTTTTAATATGACAAATAAGAAACAAACTATCTCAGAAGCCGCCATGCAAGCCATGGGTCTAGGCGATTACGATGCAACCGGCAGAGGTTCCGTCGATGGAACAGGAAGGGGCTCAATGACTGCTCCTCCCGTTGCCACGGGCGCTGTTGCCGTTCCCGGCGTTCCTGCTCCAATCGTTCCCAACTCAATGGGCATGATGGGTAAGGCCGCGCCAGCAATGTCTGCTCCTGCTCAATCTTCCGGAGAGGAAGAGGAGACAGAGGAAACAGAAGAAGAAGAAGAAGCCACCGAAGTCGAAGAGAGTGTCGAAGATCAAGAAATGATCGCAGAAGCCCGCGCACAATTCCGCGCTGCTCTTTCTTCATTGCTTGGTGAAGAAGTCGCTTCAGAAGAACTCGTCAGCAAACTAGAGGCAATCTTTGAAGCCGCAGTCAATGACCGCGTTGAGAAGTCCGTTGCCCACATCGTTCAAGGTGTCGATGGCAATGTCAAGGAGTACCTTGAAAACGTCACCGAATCACTCGTAGAGAAGGTAGATGACTATCTTGACTACGTAGTCGAAGAATGGATGACAGAGAACGCTGTCGCCGTTGAGCAAGGCATCAAGACTCAAATTGCCGAGAACTTCATCAGTGGTCTAAAGAATCTCTTTGAGAACCACTACATCGACGTTCCCAATGAGAAGTACAATGTTCTTGATGAACTTTACGGACAAAACCGTGAGTTGGAAGAAAAACTCAACGAGGCCGTAAATATCAGCATCGAACTAAAGAAGCAAGTCGAATTGACTGAATGTGCTGGAATCTTTGTCGCTGAGACAAGAGACCTTGCAGACACTCAAATCGCCAAACTTCAAAACCTAATGGAAAATGTTTCTTTCGGTTCAGTTGATGAATACCGCGACAAACTCACAGCCATCAAGGAAAATTATCTAAACACAGCAAGTCGCGCTCCAGTTCAACCCGTTGAACCCGAGCAAACATTTGCACCAGTCAAAAATGCCCCGACTACCCTCGTAGAAGGTTATGTCGGTGCATTGGGTAGACTTAATAAAAAGGTCTAAATTTCACTATTACTAAATATTTACACTCACAGGAGAACACTTAAAAATGCAATTCGCAGAAAACACACCATATGACGTTTTAACAGAAAAATGGGAACCAGTGCTCGGCCACGATGCACTCCCCAAGATTCAAGATGACTATCGCAAGAAAGTCACTGCCGTCCTTCTAGAAAACCAAGAGCAAGCTCTTCGTTCTCAGCACCTCACTGAGACCATGAGCTCCAACAACCTCGGAATGCCTTCGGATTACACCAACAACCCAAGCGTTGCTGGTTATGATCCCGTGCTCATCTCCTTGGTTCGTCGTGCTATGCCAAACTTGATGGCTTATGACATCTGCGGCGTTCAACCAATGACCGCCCCAACTGGCCTCATCTTTGCCATGCGCGCTCAATATCAATATCAAGGCACCAAGGCCGCTAACTACTCTTCAGCAATCGAAGCTATGTTCCAAGAACCCGCTGCTCAATTCGGTGGCTCTGGTTGGACCTTGCCTGCTGGCTATAATGGTCTTTGCGCTGGTTTTGGTGGAACCACTTTTGCCGATGTTTATCGTCAAACCAATACCTTGAATGCTCTTCGTGGAATTTTGACAAACCAAGGCGAAAGAATTGGTGACTCAGGTTCACCATACGGTGGTGCTTCATACGGTGTTTGGAATCAAATGGCCTTCTCAATCGACCGTGTTGCCGTACAAGCCAAGACCCGCGCTCTTGCAAGCAACTACACAGTCGAATTGGCACAAGACCTCAAGGCTGTTCACGGTCTTGACGCTGAAGCCGAACTCGCTAATCTTCTCAGCACCGAAATTCTCGCTGAGATCAACCGCGAAGTCGTTCGCAGCATCTACTACGTTGCCAAGACTGGTTCACAACAACAGGATCTATCAGCTCCCGGCACCTATAACCTTGATGTTGACTCAGACGGTCGTTGGTCTGCTGAACGCTTCCGTGGCCTCAGCTTCCAAATCGAACGTGAGTGCAACACCATCGCCAAGGAAACCCGCCGTGGTAAGGGTAACTTCATCATCTGTGACAGCGATACCGCTGCTGCTCTAGCCATGTCTGGCTTCATGAGCCTCAGCCCCGCAATCGCTCCTCAGATCAATGCTGATGATACCCAAAACACCTTTGCTGGTATCCTCTCTGGAAAGATCCGTGTATACATTGACCCCTATAGCCCAGTCGGATTGAACTTCTTCGTCGCTGGTTATAAGGGTGAGTCTCCCTATGATGCTGGTCTCTTCTACTGCCCCTACGTACCGCTACAAATGGTCCGTGCAGTAGATCCCAACACTTTCCAACCACGCATTGCATTCAAGACCCGTTATGGTGTTGTAGCCAACCCATACGTTCTTGACAGCAGCAATGTTCCCGATGGAGAGAAGTTGACTCTCGGTTTGAACCAATACTACCGTATTACTCAAATCAGAAATCTCCACGGCAACACCATCTGATTGGTAAGTTAACCTAACCTTCGAAAACCTCCCGAGAAATCGGGAGGTTTTTGTTTTACCATAAATATTTCTATGAGTCTCTGTTCATCAAACATTAATCCACTCTACAACAGTTATTTTCGTCTTATCTTTGGTCGTGGAACCAAGCAAATGGAACTCATGTGTCAGCGTGCAAATTTGCCAGGTATTGCAGTCCCCGATCAAAATCAGCCAACAGTTCTTGGTGTGACCATCCCTGTTCCCACCATGAGTGCAAACTTTGAATTATTAAATGTTGAATTCATCGTAGATTCTGATCTGACAAACTGGAAAAATTTGTATTCTTGGATTCGAAATATTACAAATATTCAAAACGACGCAGATCATAATTTGATGTATCAAGATTGGCATCACTCAGCAAATTTATATCTGTTTGATCCTTCAAACAATTGCTCAATTTTACAAACGACCTTTCACTACATCATACCAGTAAAATTGAATGGATTGGTGTTTCAGGCGGATAGTAGTGATGCGATGATTCAAAAAACCACATGCAGTTTTAAATATTCATACTATGACATGTGGGTTGACGGTGAAGATGCTATCCCATCAAATTTGAAAGAAGACCGTTAAAGATAGTCGTTGGGGTTGTCTGACCAACTTTCCGGATCCTCCGGCGGGCTTTCCGGTTTATAAGGCATCTTATTAGTCTCTGGTTTCGTTTTACGGCGTTTCTTTCGCTTGGGTGGCTTCGGAGGCGTTTCCTCCTCCTCGGGGCTTATAAACGATTCTACGTCGGTTTCCTCTTCATCATCCCCCAAATCAACTCCAGCAGCCTCAAAATTTTCCATTAAATCATTGATGAAACCAACAAAATCATCATTATTGAAAAGATCGTTTAAAAGTTCCAAACCTTGTTGATTTCCTGTTCCGTAGACATTGTTTGGTGCAATAGCTGACTTTGGATTGTCTTGAATCAGAATCAAGTATGCCTCATACATTGCTGTCAGTTCATCTGTGGGTGTTCCCATGTAAACAATTGAGTTACGAGGAACCAAAATTTCAAACCCCTTGATGTTGTAAAGATAATTTACAAGTTTGACGAATTCCATAATATCGCCTTCAGGAGTCTTTGTTGCATAGTTCTCCATCAAGGCAGGCATTCTCAAACTAATTTCGTGTTGGGACACATCCTTGACCAGACCAATTAATTCCTCTCCCGTAAGCAACCTAACAACTCTAAGTGTGCCTGAAAGAGGATTTTCAGGAAGCGAATCGGACATAGGATGTCCTCCT